AACAGTTAACGGAAGTGCGGCGATTTGTGAAGATAGAAGATCCACTCCACGGAAGAAAGCTGAAACCCGCATGGCCTTGGTTGGGGTAACAGACTGACCTGAAGAGCTGACAAAACTGTCACCTCCGGTAAAGGCATTAACAACATCGGGGTCGCTGAGTGAGTTCACCGGGTTCTCCAAGCTGCGATAACTCACTATCTCTTTCCCGAAAATGTTTAAAGAAAATGCCATATCTGTCAATTTTGATATGACAAATATGGCAGTAAATAAAATTTATATGCAAATGATTTGTTGCAAAAATGAGTGAAAGTGCAACTTTGGCAAGGGGGAGGATGTCAGGGGGTGACAGGGTTACGCAGAAATGGCTCAACATATCTATATATTTCTATTATAGTCTTATAGCCTACATTTCTATGTAATGAAAAAATATGATATAGATATTTAGGTATTGACATATCCTTTTTATACAATTTTACATATTCACCTCCATAAAGTTTAATAACCTTTGCTAAGTCAGATGCATAAACAATATCCTTGTCAACCCACGTTCTAAGATTCTTAAACGAGTCTTCTTGAGATCCATAATATTTGAGATCTTTTTTTTTGGCTTCCGATTTAGGAAGGCCCTCGTTTATGAGTTCTATTATTTTTTTGCCTCTTACGCTCAACGTTTCCAATAAATTTACATCATAAGGCCCTCCTTCTGGATGATTTAACAATTGCTGAGATTCATAATTTGCAATAGTTTTTTTTGACGACTTCATTAATTCAAGAGCACTTAGGTATTCTGTTCTACTAATCATTGTAGTCTGTTTTAATTGTTTTAAAAACTTTTAGCCCAACTCATCCAAGCACGGATAAGTTTAATCAGGCGTTCAACTTTGATTTTGTTTTTACCGCCAACGCGATTGTGGCGGATACCGTCACGGCTCCCGGCAATTAGCCGGGAAACCTCTGACCAGTTGATTAGCTTGTGTGGCTCCATGATTATTTGATTTTTTCTGAATAGACTTCTTCGCCTGTTTCGTTGCAAACGACTGAGACGGTTCCGCCCTTGTAGTCCTCGAAATAGCTTTCCTTTGTTCCGTTGTTGGCTTCGATGTAATCTTTGCAATATTGTAAAGTTTTTTTGAATCCTTTAGAATTGCTGTCTGTGCTGTCGTTAAAGTGTACATCGTAGGTTTTCGTGTCAGCAGGTTTCTTGTGAAATACAGCACAATGTTTGTATCCGTATTCTTGTGCGACAGACTGATCGTCCTCATCGACTAACTCACACAATTCACTGTACTCATAATTATCTTCAAGAAGATCAAGGGCCTCATCTCTCCATAATTCTTCATTCGAAAGAAGGTACACCGAAAAAAGATCACCTTCAGCCTGTTTGTAGGTTTGTATTGAAACTTTTTGGTATATTGAAGCAAGTCTTTCAAGCTCCTGAGTCATATCCCAAAAAAGGTTATCAATATCATCATATTTTTTGATAGGCGTTGTGTTGCTTTCTGCATCTTTCAACACATCTTCCTCGATTGCGTCGCCGATACAATACTTATCCCACAAGTGAATCGGGTGGTTGAGAACATTATACAATTCTCTAACTTTAATATCCAGCTCTTCATACACAATCGAAGCCGCTTCGTTGCTGTCTATTCCTTTTTGTTCTAAAATTTGTTGAGCATTCATAGTTGTATGTTTTAAAATTTAAAATTTACATTGTATTTTTCATTAACGAATTTTTGCATTTCGTCTTTGGTATCAAACCTAAAACTATCATCAGTCAACATCCACTCAACACAATCGATGTTCACTTGCCATTTGTTGAAATGTTCGTTAAATCCGTATGTTCCCGAAATTGTCCCTGATTCTCCAAATTCTTTTAAATTTTTCATGACTTTGTGTTTTTGTTGTTAGTATTTCCTTTAATTCTATATAACAAATATAACCACACTTGTGGCATCTTGCAAATATTTTGCAAATTATTTTCCACAAATGCGGTTATTTATATTAGTTCTAATTAACTACTTTCTATCCCTCACAGTTCTGAAACTGTTGTAATTCTTATACTTGCGTTTTCCAAAGGCGCGCTTGTACTTGCGTTCAACAGCTTCGTATGCCTGTTCGTAGGTGGAATAATCCTGAATCATTCGGTAAAATTCTGCCGTGAACCCTTCGGGTGTGTCTAAGATTTGATAATGTTGTTCCATGATTGCGTGAATGTTATGCGGTTAATACTTCAAAAATATCATCTGATTCCGGCTGTTCGGTAAGGTATTCGCCCAGGGCCATGACTCCGGCAACGGGACCGTCAACCTTTTCTTTACTGGCCCCTTTATCAATTTTTTCATTGCCTCCGGCATCGCATTTTATCTCAACGTTTGAAATCATCCATGTGAGTACAGGATTGCCACCATGGTTGACTTGCTTCTTAAGAACCAGCTTCTTAAATTCTTTAGTCGGGGTTGACATGCTTACAAATCCTTGGCCGAAAGGTGACATTTGAATACCATCTGCCATTAAGTTGTTGACCAGTTGAGAAGAGTTCCACCGGTCGAAAGCAATCGATGAAATGAGAACGTGGTCAGCCACACATGATTCATCGTGCTTCACTTCGCCATCTTCGACATAATAACCAGTAAGGCGGCGGCGGATGTAATCGTAATCGACAGTATCACCGGGGGTTGTTTCGATCCAACCCTCGCGAACCCATTGTTCGTACGGCACTTTGTCGCGTTTGGTGCGCTCGCGGACTGTTTCTTCAGGAATGAAAAACAGTGGGTAAAGATCGTGATATGCTTCACCGGGAAAGAACAGGAATGCGCAGGTAATATCCTCCACACTTGCAAGGTCGAGACCTCCGAAGCATTGACGGCCTGCCAGATCCTCCCACTTAATTGGTTTGATATTGCAGGCATCCCAGCGCTTTGATTGAATCCAGACTTCGGAGGCATCAGTCCAGACATTAAGATTTTTTGTAAGGAAATCAACATGCTTCGAGGGGTCGTTTTTTACGCGTTCGTAACGAGAGTGAAGAAAGTCGCGGGTGGTGTCGATGCTGTTCATTGACGGATTTGCCTTGATCCAGTTGTTTGAATTTTCCCAGTCGTCCTCTTCGTCCATGCTGAAAATCATGGCGAAGATATCATCCTGCTGAATGATACCGTTCAATATCTTTTCGCAAAGGTCACGCTGTGTTTTACAAGGTCCAAGTTTATTAAACCCGGCTGTGGTAATTACAAACATCAGCGGGTTTTCGCGGGCACCCATACCGGATTCAATAACATTGTAAAGGCTGTCATCCTTGTGAGCATGGTACTCATCAATGATTCCGCAATATGCGTTAAGTCCATCCTCTGTGTCACTATCTTGACCGAGAGGCTCAAACTTCGCCATCAGTTCTTCGCTGTGCAGGTTGTTACGAAATGGTATAATATACTCACGAAGTTCAGGCGACTTCTTTACCATGTTCTTTGCTTCATCAAAAGTAACCTTGGCCTGCTTTTGCTTTGTGGCACCTACGTATATTTCCGCCCCCATCTCGTCATCAGCAACCATCATATAAAGACCGGTACCAGCTGCAAATGTTGACTTCCCATTTTTCCGGGCAACTTCAATATAAGCTGTGTGGAAACGGCGCTTACCGTTCGCGGTGTACCATCCGAATATATTCCAAATGATAAACGCCTGCCACGGTTCAAGTTCGAACACTTTACCCGACCATTTGCCTTTCGAGTGACGGAGATACTTTGGAAAGAAGCGGCAAGCCCGGGCGGCTTTCTTTGAATCAAAATACAATCCACGGTCGATGCCTGTTTCAAGGTCATCGAAGTAACGCTCAACAGCTTTCTTCACTAACTTCCCAGCGACAATTTCACCGGACCGGACTTTAAGCGCGTATGTGTGTGCAGGGTGTTTCATCAGAAATCAGAAAAAGGTTTGTTCTTTGGGGCATCAGGAATCTTTACTTTGTGAGCGCTTGCGGGAGTGATACCAAGCTCAACAGCATAACTCTTTGCGTTAGCCAGGTGGGTGTTGGCATTCTTAACTCTTTCTGAAATAACTGTTCGCTTATTGCCTTGCTTATCAGTTATTGTTTCATACTGCCCTTTATCTTGAATGTCAAACTGTGTCTCCCAGTACAAGCCCATTTCATTAGCATAGCCAACAACCATTGGAAGATTTACTTCGTTAAGGATTCCCAGAGCAGCTAATTTTTCAGTAGTGGTTCTGTATAATTTCTTTGCGTGTTTATTCATGTATTTCGGGGCCGAAGGTATTTTTGTAATCATTCCAAAATCTAACTCTTTTTTTATTCGGCATGGCTGGTCGGTACCGGACAATTTCTTAATCGCGTTTGGTTTCGGTGGTCTTCCTCCTGACATATCAATATTGTTTTAATAAGTTTCCTATCTGATGAGTTTTGCACGAGTGTACAGAAAATTGGGTGGCGATGTACAGGTAAAAGGCTGTAGAGATTTCACCCCCTCCCCCCGTATATGGTTGAAACAAAGTTTTTTACAAATGTTGCGGTGGGGTGTTTTCATGTGCGTTTTTCATGCTGTTTTTACCATCTTTATTTAACAAAATGTAAAGTTCTGTAAATTCTATGATTACAGAACTAAATGGGTAAATATTGAATGAATCTACCCCGTTTTTATCTTATTTGTGGCGGCTGATTCCTCGTTGTTTGTTTCATTATAGGATTGTGCGTTTAAAGCATCAACACTCTTATTTGGCTTTATATTGAAAATTTCATCGATGGTCTTACCTGCTATATTCCTGCGCTTCATCTCTTCTTCGGCATAACGGGTGTATAACTGTGTTGTTGTTATTGAAGTGTGGCCGAGAAATAGTTGCACTTCATAAGCGCTCACATCTG